ACCTCCCCAAACTTCTTGTTGGGACACCGGAGTTCGAGCATCAGTGAACCGTGGTCCCCGGAGCGTCGGAACCACCGCCGGAGCCGGTATGCGCTCCGGTTGTCGTGGGAGCCGCCCCACCCGGTGCCACAGAGGGCCCTGAGTTGTCCGCAGAGGCGTTATCCGGCCCGTTCGCCAGAGCCAACACGTCCACCGGGTTCTCGGTGACCTGATCGAGCGCTGAGGGGGTCATGTCGTCCTGCTGCGGCTTCGGAACAAACTCCTCCTGATCGTCACCCTCACCCGTGATGACGAACTCGGGGTCGTTCTCGATGCCCTTTCGGATCTGGTCCTCGGTGAGCGCGTCCAGCGGCACGGCAAAGCCATTCCGGGCCGACCACACCACCGTGTCACCGGTCAAGCCCACCGACCGCCAGTCCTGCGTGGTGATCTGCCGCACGTGGGCCAGGCCGATGTAGCGTACGTAGCGCATAGTTCCTTTCCCTCCTACTGGCCCGAGCCCACAAGCGTAAAGCTAGTGTTTCGAGCGATTGTCCTGTGACCATCGTCGGTCAGGTCTTCGCTGTCACCTTCCCACCGTGCACCTTGCAACCAGCCTTGTGTATCTTGGCTAGGAACGAGGGACGGAATCAAGGACCGGAGACGAAGAATGATGGCGTCTATCTTCGTATAATCTCCGGGCTTGTCGTGCACCCATATTACGAGGGATCTCCGCGTTGAGACGTCTAGTCCCACGCTGTTAACTCCCCATCGCAATTGAAGAAACGGCCGGTCTTGGGGCGTGTCCACATCCACCGCGAAAGAATCCGCACCGGTGATTCCTAGGCTGTTCAGCGTCGGATCGGTGATGATCGCCTGATAGATGAGCGTCCTCATGCTGCCACCGCCCGATTGATAGCCGAAGCCAAGTCCGCAGCCATAAGCGGAGCAATGTGCACCATCGTGGGTCCGATGATGGCGTACTTACCTGACCACCGGACTTCGAGCCAGAACGTATAGGGCATCGTGCCGTAGATTGTCAGTTCATGCTTGACCATCGGCTCTTTATCATGCTGCGCGAAGAGTCCTGCCCTCGCATTGCCGGTATTGTCGTGCCAAGGCGCATTGGTCCTCGCGTACGTTTCTGCCTCGGGCTCGTATCGATCGAAGACTAGATCTACCGCAGCGTCAATCTTCGGCAGGAGCTCTTGCAACCCCGGAGTCAACGAGTCAAAGACAAACGTTCCCTTACGACGCGCCATCATGGCCTCGCTGACCGGGGGATGTGCCGGAAGACGAACGCCTTAGTCATGTAGCCCCACCCCTCGGTAAAGCCGATCACGTCGAAGCGAGTCCCTGCCTCATCCAACCAGTAGTCTCCCACCTCGATCTGCATGTCGTGTGGTCCGATGAGGTGGTAATCAGCAACACGTTCCACACCCGCTACGGTAATGGTCGGACGCTGGTCGTAAGCCAGTAGGGATAACTTGAACGTTTGCGCAGGGCGAGGCGTACCGTTGACTTCCTGAAAGCCACCGTTTTGCTGAGCAGCGCGAGTAAGTGGGATGAGCTGCGCGGTAGTGGGGTCATCCGCAATGAATGCTGCGGTAACCTTGCGCTGCGCATCCAAGTAACTCATACCCGCTCGACTCCCACCGTGTAAGACTTGGAGTGCCCGGTCTCCTCTACGGAAGTGTTGGACGCGTCGGCCATGCCCAGATACGCGTCACGAAGCTTGCTCAGGGCCCGGCTAGAGCCCGATTCGGTGGTGTCCACCAGTCCGGCCACCGCAGCGGCTTTCTCGCGCCACACTTGCCGTACGGCTGGCTCCATGCCCAAGTCGTCGATCATGCCGCCAACGAGTGAGTCCGTATAGGTAGCGTCATCGGGACTGAGATCAGTCATTCGGCGGAGCGTTGCAATTTCGGTTTCTGAGGCCATCGGTGGTCACCTCCCAAACTCTGAGATGATCCCATCATATAACATACCCCGAACTCGTGAACTCGCAGAGAAGCCCGACAGCGCGGGAGACTGCCGGGCTTCTCTATTCCTGCACCCGAGAGGTTAGCTCTCGTCCTCGGGATTATCGGCGTCCCAGAGGCGGAGTCCCTTGATGAGGTCCGCCTTCGTGACGTTGCCGTTCGCTCCGGTCCCGACGACCTCCACATCCGAGGTGTCCGGGATCGCGTTCCGGTTGCCCACCTCGGCCTCGAGATCGGCCTTCGACCACGAGTCGTAGTCGTCCTCCGGTCCCGCGTCCTGGGGGTCGGCCTGAGTCGGGTCCACCTGCTTGGGACCGTCCCCGGTGTCCGCCGGAGTGGAAGCCGACGAAGACGCGTCCAGAGCCGACCGCGTCACGGTGTCCTCCGGCGTCTCCGCGTCCGGAACCTCGGCATCGAACTGCGCCTGGTGGTTGGCGAGCTGCTCTTCCGACATGAAGCCCGCGTTGCGAAGCCAGGCGATGTCCTCGTCGGAGAGTTTCTGCTCCCAGTTGATCTTCCGCATCGGTCAGTCCTCCGATCAGGCGTAGATCGTCGGGACGGTATAGGTACCGGACGACGACAGTTGCATGATGATCGCGCCACCACGCTGCCGGACGCCGGTACCGAAGCCCGTGACCCAGTACGAGTCGATCAGCGGGTAATCCGGGTTCCGGCCCTTGACGAGCCGCAGTCCACGCAGATTGGTATTTGCGTGCTGCCGCAGGCCGATCGGGTTCTGGAGGTTGTCCGGTCCGCCGGTCGCGAAGCTCGCCAGATAGTCGGTCGGCATGTAGTCGTCCACCACGATCAGCAGCGGGCCGTAGTTGCCGATGACGGTCAGACCACCCAGGGTTCCGGGCACCTGCGACTGACCGAAGACCTGAGTGGTCTGGGGCAGGATCTGACCGGGTTGCGGAGCCGCCGGAACGAAGTCATACCGGCCGTAGTTGCCGCCGACCGCCTGCACCGCGTTGACCGCCGACCGGAAGTTCCGGATCTGGTTGCCCAGGGCGGTGTTGACCATCACGACGAGCGTGTAGCCGTTCTCCTGAGAGTAGCCGTGGCTCGTGAAGTCGTCGATGATCATCGTGTCGAGGTCCTGGGCCTCGAGCACGGAGTTGGCACCAGAGGTCTTGTAGTGCGTGTGGCTGCCGGTGAACGTGTTGTTCTTGTACGCAGGCGGGACGGTACCGTCGGCGTTATAGAACTTGTAGACGTTGTAGTTGTTGCCGTTGATCGTCGCGGTGAGGTTGGTCGGGTTGAAGAGGCACTTGAGCACCTGGTTGAGCAGGAGCCGCCAGTAGGCCTCGACCGCCGCGTTACCGACCGAGTCGATCATCGCCGTGGTCGCGTCGGCCAGGTACTGCCAGGTGTACCGCGAGCCGAGGTCATACCACTTGAACGTGTAGCCCATCTGGAAGTACGTGGGCTGGATGCGGCTGCCGACCGGCAGGCCGAATTCCGAGGCCTCCTCGAAGTCGACACCCTGGCCCGGCTGAGTCACGGTCTCGACGATGTTGGAGACACCGAAGGTGAGGAAGTTGATGATGTTCTGACGCGGCTGGTTCACGGCGTTGAGAAGCGCCATGAAGTTTGCCCAGATGTCGTTCAGGTCAGTGCCATCAGCCGCTCGCGTGACGACATCCGCAGCGGTGTGGAACCCGTTCCGGTTGGCACCACCGGCGATGCCAGGCAGGATGCCCAGCGACCGAAGATCGACCAGCTCGTGACCGGGCATCGCCTTGCCGGAGACCAGGCCGGGCATGACCATGTTGGGGATGATGAGTCCCCGCTTGTTGTACTCCAGGGCTCGCGTGATGGTGTCCACCGAAGTCCCCTTCCTCAGCCCTGGAACGAGCCGCATCGGACCACGAGGCGCGTGGCCTCGACGGTCGTTCCGACATAGAAGACGTTGGTGCCCGCAGCGGGCGTACCCTGGGCCGCGAGACGGCTCGCCGTGGTGTCGAGGATGTACTTCGTCCCCGCCGTCGGAGTCGTGGCTCCCTGGATGTCGTTGGCATCCAGCTCCACGATCTCGCCGCTGGTCATCACGTCCACAATGTCACCCGCCGCCTTGGCCGAGGACAGACAAACCACACCGACGGCCGCTGCCGCCGTGGTGGCCTTGATGAGCTTGCCCGACCCATTGAGGGCGACCACGATCACCCGGTTGAGGTCCGAGACTCCCGACGGTCCCGAGGTGGCATTCCAAGCCGCATTCAGCGGCGCACGAAAGCCACCCGAATTGGGGGCATACTTGTCGATTCGGCTCACGTCCACTCCCTTCGTATTTGGGAACGTAGCCCTTTTGTTCTGCGATTCCGTTAGGCCACAGACCTTGCCGGAGAGTGAACGTCAGAACTTGTTGAGAACCGGAAACCGCTTCGCGAGCGCAGCTCGATTGGTGGTGGAGCCCGATCCCTTCCGCCTGCCGTTCTGAGTGCTTGCCGACCGACGAGTGGAGCGCGGCTCCTCTTCCTCATCTTCGTCGTCTTCGTCCTCGTCTTCGTCCTTCGTGGAGCGACGACCACGGGCCTTCTTGTCGTCCTCGATTTTCTTGACGAGGTGGGGCTTGCGCTTGGCGAGTTCACGAAGACCACGCCGGAGTTCGCGCGCATCCACGTTACCATCCTCGTCAACCGCGTCATCGAGAATGCCGGAGTTCAGAGCCAGGGTGAACGCGTCGGAAGGATCGACCCAGTCGACGACATTGGCTCGGAAGAAAGCTATCTGAGCCATCAGTTCTCGGTTGGTATCGGTCAGCTTCGTGATGGTCGATCGTGCCTCGGTCAAGTCACGCGACACGATCTCGTCGGGCTTCTTGCCCTCGTCCTCCTTGGCTCGCTTCAGCTCGGTCAGTTCCGCCTGAACCTTGCGAAGCTCGAGCCGGTATCGCTTAGCCTGTTGCGATGCCTTGCGAACACGTGAGTCCTCGTCGTCATCCGCGTCGTCGTCCTCGTCCGACTTGGATTTCTTGGACGACTTCCGGGACTTGGACTTGTCATCCTCTTCCTCATCCTCGGTGTCATCGTCCTCAGTGTCGTCCTCGTCGTCCTCGTCGTCGTCATCCCCCCGCGTGTACTCGGGGTCATCAGGGTCATCCGAAGATGCACCCATGACGGGCCACACCGCCGTGCCGTTCTTTAGGTAACCGAGAGGCGTCAACAACTCGCCGGTCTTGGGGTGACGCTTACCGGCCAGGTTCGCAGAACGCATGCCCGGCTTGGTGAGTCGCAGACTCATATTGGCTCCCTAAGCCTATTGTAATGCTTTCGAACTCCCACTTTACCACTTGTCGAGATCCGGCTAGATTGACCCCTGACCAAGCTTACGATTCTACTCTATGAACATGGGCCCTAACCCAAGTTCTACGAGCCAATAGTGAAGCAATAATCCGGTGGTTACCATCCTTGATGACTATCGCACCACTCGGAAGAATCGTGAGATTGGGAAGATTGTCATCTCCCCCCGGAATACCCTCTTTAAGGTAATGTCGTATACGAGACACAGAAGCTTTGTCTTGGTGTGACAACAAAACCCTGCCCGACAAGTCTATTTCCTCAATCGGGCCTTTCTTACGAATCTCACTCGGGGGAACCTTAGCATCTCGGGGTGACAAGCTATCAAAAAGGTCTTTAATGCCCACCGTGGACGCATCTAGCTGATCACCATCTTTGTATTTGGCCAACCTCTTCAGCCCCGCATCACTATCCCAGGTGCTCACGCTAACTGGGGTAACATCTCCAACCGGCTGACCAAGCCTTGCCAAGTTTTCCTGAGTACGTCGCGTAAGTTCGTCGTCGAAATCTCCGCGTTCCAACGCTTTCTTGAAATCATCTGAAGACATCATCACGTAAGTCAGATAACAGAAGCAATTGGGATGTGGCTTGTCCGGCACCTCGTCAGGATCGTATGGCTCGTGTGCGGCAAAGACATTGCACTCGTCCGGCACCTTGTGCGATCCCGACAGATTCCACTTGACCGCTTTCACCCCTGGGCGATTCGCTCCTTCTTTCTGGCGCTCGTGGAAGGCATTGTTGATCTCAGTGCGTGCGAGACGCATAGCCGAATATGAAGATCCACCCGGCGCTGTCGGGCTGACATACCGATAAACCTCTGCGGCAAGCTCCTTCGCCGAGAGATTCTGAATCAGTCCTTGCCTGATGATGTCAACGATCCGGCCATCGTCTAGTGCCCGATTCGAGTACACGCGCCTGGACAGCGCTCGAGCACGACGAGCAGCATCACTCTTCAGCCCGGACGCTCCGGCGGCCCTCAGAGACGCCACAAGGGCATCAGCGGCCCGTTCTGACAGTCCGGCATACGCA